GGTACCGTTATGGATAGCCATATGGTCGTCAATACCAGTGATTACACCATCTTTAATCACCTCAGAGGTAGAATAGGCAAAATCGAACTTATCAGTAGCCGTTTCAGGTGGCGACCAGTTCTTTTCGGTATGCCCTTTAGGTTGGCCGTGGTCTTTGAGCAGCTTGTAGGTGCCTTTTGCGTGGTCTAGGAGTACCTCGGCCTGACTCGTGTGGTAATCATCGTTTCTAATTGGCAAAATAACACCAATAGCGTGTATACCGTCTTTACGCCAGAATAAACGGGCATCTTCTAGCCCCCACTGGAACCCATCATAGTTTTCCACAGGTTTGATTTCTTTGAGGCCAGATATTTCCATAGTATCTTCGTTTAATAGCCCCATATTGACATAGTTTTGCCAGTGCATTGGGTGTTCCCACCCCTCCCAACGGTCAGGGTTATACACACATGAGCGTAGACTTATCCACAGGTTGCCTTTGTTATCTCGTGCCAGTCCTGGGTTGTAATGAACTTCGCCAGTCACACCAGTGATGGGGATTATCTCTACTTTTACGTTTATGTTTTCAATCTCACCATGTTTTACGATTGTTGATGTACTCATGGTATGATTTTAACATCAATATTATAAAAAAGGAGTGGTATGTTATTAACGCTGTTAAAAGGGTTAAACACAAATGAACTAATGGAAGTGGTCGGTAGCCTCACGATGTCACCACTTGACATTGACTTGCTATTTTATGACGAGCAAGAGCTAGGTAATGTCGGAATTGATAAGAAAAAAGGCACGATTACTGCTTTGAAAGAAGCTCCATACATCTACCACGATGAGCTGTTGGCGCATAAGTTGGCAAAAATTATTAAGCGGTATGACGAGCAAGACGCGAACATCACGCGTTCTCGTATGGAAGAAATTGCGCTGGACTTGGTTGGCGGTCATGGCTACCCTATCCACGAGTTTATCTGTGCGCTCTATGCGTTGGAACAGGGCGTGGTCAAGGACGAGCCACAGGCTTTACGCTATGAGATTAGCGTACCTGAGCTAAAGGGCAAACGACCAGCTCATATGTTCGTGTTTTACACGTTTACAGGGCATAAGAAGTTTGGTGAGGAAGCTGTCAAAAACTTTGTTGACCATTGGGCTAAAGCCAAGTAGAATAGCAACATAGGTGCGGTGCCCACCCCCTCACCTATACTATGTTACCTGTCACCCAACCCTTGTAAAAAAGGGTTGGTTTTTCTATACATGTGGTAAAATATACTTATGGTTTCCAAACTTAAATCTACGAAAAAATAGGAGCAAACATGCCGATTACAATTAGTGGTGGCAATAATAATTACGGTATACCAATATCTGGTAGTACCCAAAGCCAAACACTTAACCCATCAACCGCATCTTCGGGTGCGGTTAATTATCTGCAACCTGCTAGTGCCCCAACAACGGGTAATGTGCTAGGGAACGCCACACCTAATGGTAATTCTAATAATTATTATGCATCTACACCTGCACCTGCACCTGTCGTCGCCCCCAAGCCTGTTTTGAATAAAGCCGCTGTTGATGCAACCCAAATGAGCCTCGATCAACTTGGCGGTATCTTAGAACGGGCATTGGCTGGCAATGAGCAAGAATACACGAATGCTGAAAATCTGTTTAAGACACAGGAAACAACCGAGCAGGGCAACTATAATAAAAATACCGATACTAACACCATGAATTACGACTCTAACATGATGGAGTCACTACGAGCTGGTGTTAAGAGTATAAGTGGCTTGCTATCAATCTTGCGTGGTACTGGTGCTGAGGGATGGGCTAATAATGCCGTCAGAGATACCGTGAGTAGTGATATACGAACTGGCCTCGATACTCGCAATGAGAACCAAGGTAAACTAGATACGACTATATCCAGTTTCTTGAGTGAATTAGCTGGGAAACGACGCGCTAACGAGGGCGTTAGACTTAATAACGAGTTTGCGGCTCGTCGTGAAAATGCTACCCAAAAGCAAACTCTTAATCAAGATATGGCTAAGTTATATTCTGATGCCGAGGATAATGCAACAGCGTCTAACTATCTCACCCAAGCTGGCTCACTAGCCCCTGAAATCGCTAAGTACAGCGTTGCGCCTGTTTCAGCGTACGATGCTGCTCCTGTCAAAGTCCAGGCCCCAGAGATAAGCGCGTTTGGTGCCCCAACTGACCAAAGTTCAACCGTTTCTAAAGGGAATAATGATACCGCTGGTATATTTACTATCGGTGAATCGAGGAAAAAACTAGCTGGCATGGGAGCCTAGCATGGCTTCGTTCTTCACTAACTTTATAGACAAGGTAACACCCTGGGATAGAAAGGGTGAAGTTCAGCGTCGCCAAGAGAAAAAGCGACCAGAGCCAACGATTATTCGGCCTACCCCCAACCCAGGTATCAGGACGAACGCCAACAGCGTGGTTGACGTAATTGGTGGGGCAAGAGAACAAAAACCAAAGGTTCAATCTCAGATGGGTACTCTCAATATGATTAGTACGCCAACTAAGCGCCAATCACCCAACATGGATGCGATAGCTGGTAAAACAGTCAGTAATAAAGTGTCAGTGCCAAAACCAAAGCCAACTACTGACAGTATGACGGCTATTAGAAACATGCCAGCCCCACAGCCAATAAATGTTGGCAAGCCACAGCAATCACCGTCTATGCGTATGATTGCTCAGGGTGGTGTAAAGCCGAAAGATATTAGTAAACCACTTAATGAAGCGGCTGGTAAAAGTAGATTATCAAGTCAAGACTACTTGGAAGCAACCGCTACTGGTGCTGCTCGGACTGGCGTGGATATTGTTAAGGGTGGTTGGGATTTAGCCACACTCCCACAAAAAGCGGCTGGTTTGGGCATCAATAAGGTTACTGGCGATAGATATAAAGATAATGTGGATTTACTGACTGGCAGACGTTTAGCTAATACTGTATCTGGTTGGTTTAACAAACCAAATAAGAAGATAGCTGAGTTCAGAGATAAGGGCAAGAGTGGTAAGGCTCTCGAAGAAATGAGAAATGCCGACTCTACTGCTTACCTACTTGGCAACTTGCTTACAGCAGTATCACCGAGCAGTACCGCCAAGTTCGATAAAGCCTCAAAAATAACGAGTGGTACTCGTGAAATACCGAGAATAGTGACTGCACCAAAAGACATTAAAAACCTAGTCACTAAAATTGCCTGTTGGGGCTTGATTGGGTGCATACTGGCTTGTGACATCTTTCATAGGAAAATCATTGATACCATTTTGACGAGCATATTCCATCGTGTGACGACCATCAACGATTGCCACGCTCCCATCTTCAAGACGGCGGTATTCAATCGGTTTAGCGTTGCCATTCTCAACAAATCCGCCAGAACGCTCGACACCGTTAGGTTTAATGCCTGTAGTATCATTTTCAAGTGAGTTTTTTGCAAGCCTTGATAAGCTACGGATATCAGTAATTTGCTCGTTGCTGCCTGACATATTATCAATTACAGCTTGTTTGTCAGCTTTAGCCTTAGCGTATTGTTTAGCCAGTTTCTTCTGATTCTTAGCAGCGTCAACCATACGCTTAGTGATTTTGGTGCCATCTGGCATAACCGTGCCAACTTTCGGTAACGGCATGGCTGGCGGTGTCTGAGCCGCAATCGCCTCACTCTTAGCTTTCACTGGGTCAGTCTTGGTGCTAATACGAACAGTACCAGGCTTCTCTGACAGATTAGCTGGTATAACACTTTCGTCCTTAACATCAATGCCCTTGACCTGTTTGACACGGATAGGTACAACAGCACTAAATCAGCCAGCGATTTCGATATATGGAAACAGGCACAACAAGCAGCCGAAGATGCCGAGAAGCAGTCACTCATTACTGAATATAAAATTGCGAATAGTGTGCTTAAAGGTAATAAAAATCCAGAGGCTCTAAAGGCTATCCAGAAAGCGCAAAAAGAGGCTGGTGTCTATCAGATGGACTGGATTGATGCAAACATGCTTTCTGGTATTGGTACTGGCGTACGAAACTTTACTAACACGAGCCTGGTACGTTTAGAAAACAGTACACTAGGGCGTATTGGTGGTGGCTATAGCGGTAGGGGTGCTAAACTTGGTAATAAGATTGGTAATCGCTCAGTCGTAACCGATTTTAAGGCTCGTAATGCCCTTGACGAAAATATCTTGTCTAAGAGTGTTAAACAATGGTCTACGACCATGAACACGCTTGGTGAGGGTAATATCAATGCAGTTGGACATGCTCGTGCCGCTCATTACTACAAGAACATGCTTAAAAAACAGGGCGTTTCAGGCGACCAGTTAGAACGTGATGTTGAAGTGATGCTTCATAGTGACCCAGATAATGCCGTGGAACACTACATGGAGTGGGCATTAAACGAAAACGCCCTGAGTGGTATGTATCACAGTAGGAAAATTGAGGAGTCATTGACTGATTGGATAGGTGGTAAGGGGGGTGGAAAACTAACGCAAAACCTTGCAAAAGCAGCCGTTCGATTAACGGTTGGTTATCCAACCGTTATTGGTCGGTCACTATGGGGCGGTGCGAAACGAGCTACATTGGGGCTACCAGACCTAGCTATGGCAGGTAAGGCTTTTGCTAAGGGCGATAAATTAGCCCTATCGGACGCTCTGTACTCTGCTAAGGTTTATGCTGGCTCAGGTGCAGTTCTGTATACTTTAGGGGCTGCATTAGCTGGGGCTGGTATTATCACACCGTCATATCCAGACGACCCAGCCGAGCGTGAACGATGGGAAGCAGAGGGGATTAAGCCAAACTCTATCAAAATAGGTGGTCAGTATTTTAGTATCCCTGGCTATTTCGGTGCGTTAGCATTACCGTTAGTAATACCAGCCAATCTTCAAGGAAAGACTACCCCAGAGGGACTATGGAAAGGCACAGTCGGTGCCTTATCAGAACTTTCGCCATCAGCCTCACTACAGGCGTTTGCGGCAGGTCTTGAGGGGCGTAAGGGCGACCAGTGGGTTAAGAACCAATTAACGTCATTAACTCGTGCATTTACCCCAGTTGGCGCATTATTGAACCAAATTGCTAAAATGACTGACTCGACTCAAAATGATACGACTACTAAATCAGCTATCAATAACTTACTTGATAGTATCGCTGGTGGCATCCCAGGCTTGAATAACAAGGTCAACACTATAGATAAGATGGATAGTTATGGTAACGTCTTGCATAACCCTAACCCGATTGCGACATTACTTGGTGCAAATGGTAGCGAGCAGCAGCAGGGGGTTGAAGATGTCAAAGAGGAACAGCAAGTAAACAACCTGACGTATGGTGGGTTGCGAGAAATTGGGGTGCTTGAGAACGAAAGTTTGATGGGTCTTGTTGACGCTAAACTACGAGCGCAAATGGAAAAAGGCATGGAAATGAAGCCTGAACAAATCAAAGATATCCAAAAGGCAGTCACTAAGGGTATTGGTGATGGCACCAGCCCTGGTAGTGACAGTGTATGGCGACAAAATGGTGATTATGCGAGTGACCGAATGGCTATGCAGGTTAAATTACAGATGCTTGAAGCTGACCCTCTTTCAAAACCGAGTAAGATAGAGGATTTGAAAACACAGCTAAACCGCACGAAAGTACTTGAAGATAATGGTATTGAGTACAAAGATTTGCAGAAATATCAGGGCACTACTATCAATGAATGGCGAGCAATGGGCAACCCAGACTCAGATGATTATGACTCTGATATGTACCAAAAGCTATGGGACTTGGACAACCTATTCACCCAAGCTGGCGGTTCGTACAAAGAGGGTGAACCAACTGAAAATAAATACTCAGCTAAAAAGTCTGGCTCAGGCCGAGGCGGTAGTGGCCCCAAAGGTATTAGCACCGAGTTCGGCACATTAGGCAACAGCGGCGTGTTCGCACCAAGAGTCAGGCAGTATGAAACGATTTCTACCTCCGATACGGCTAACATACCAGTTGTTAATGTGGTTCGTCCAAATATAGTACATGAGATTAAACAAGGATAAGGTAAAATAAAGATATGGCAGTAATCGACAATATAACAGAAATGGCACAAAATCTTTACTTTACCGTCAACGGTTCAGAAAACGACGATGATGGTGATGATTTAACCACCTTTCAGAACGAGTTTATCCGAGGGTTTAACCTCTGGCTTGATGAGTATGAGACTGAGGATTACTGGGGTAAGTTGCGTGAGAATGACTATGAGTTAGCTACGGTGGCTAACACGACAGCGTATGTGTTCCCCCTACCAGAAGAATATCGTTCGCCAGTATTTAGCAAAGATATAGCCAAATACCTCAAGGTTGTTGGAACTGATGATATAGTTCTATCAAAGTTCAAAATGGTTGACCCAGACCAAATTGCAAGTGGTGATGGCGATATCTATGACACGCCAAATAGAGCAACTTTTATCAATGGAAATATCGTGTTATCACGACCATTAAATGATAATGAGGTCGGCTCAAAGCTAAAACTCGATGTCGTAAAATATCACACTAGGCTGACAAGAACCGATGATACTGGTCTTAACGAGTTACCAAGTAACCAATTAGCAATACTTGGCATGGCAAAGAATGTCACACTATCAAATGTTACCAAAGTCGCGTTAAGCCCACCATTTGCCCAAAAATACCGTGACGAACTGAACAAGCAGATTGCCGCTAACCGAGCTTCCAGTGCTGCCTATGACGCTGGATTTGGCGATTATAGCTACATAACAGGTATCTGGTAATGGCACTCGACAAACAAGCACAAGTGAAACAACAGAGCATAGTCTCACGAGATGTCGTTGGGTTTAGTGCAGGGCTTGATGAGCGTGGCGAGTACAATACGCCAGTCAATAGCTATACTTATGGCAGAAATGTTTGGGTGAACAGCTCAAACAATATCACTAAGCGGTTAGTGAAGCGCAAATGGCTTCCTGACACAGTAGGGTTTAACGGTGAGATTAGCGCTATTTACTATGACGAACAGATGTATTACTTCGTGGCTGATAACGGCAAGATTAAATATTGTCAAGAAAACGCGACTGCTTGGACCAATTGTGGTGGTAGCAATACGATTACGACTACCGTAGGTACTAACACGACATTCATGCGAACCAATGACATTTTGCTAATTATGAATGGTGTGGATAACTTAGGGTATGTTAATTTAGCAACTAAAAATGTCACTAAGTTTACCTATGTAGCCAACGCTACCAGCACCCTCACCGCCGCTGCAACTGGCATTTCAACCACTGGCACGTTTAAGGTGTACTATGCGATTGTGTACTACTCTGACGGTGGTGGTCGTACTGCTATTGACCCAGCAAAAATACTCACTCAGACTGTATCAAAGTCACGCTCAACATGGAAAACTGACGGCACTGAATACTTAACTATTACGTTTAACGACACACCACCAGCAGGAGTAACTGCTCGTGGTATCTTTGGTGCTAGCTCAATCGCTGGGACAACGCCACAACCAAGTGATTTGGTGTTTATGGCTAGTGTACCGCCAGCCACAACTACATTTGCCGATAATGGTTCGGTACCATTTGATATATCTGGTGGTGTAGGCCCCGATACTAACACCACATCTGGTGTTAAGGCGAGTGCTGGCGTTATGGCAGGGAATACCCCAGTTCTGTATGGTGATCCTGACAATCTGTATAACATCTATTTCGCAGGGCAAACTGATACTGGCATCTCTTTCAGCGAGGCTGACGGTGCACAGACTATGCCACTTAGTAAGGGTACCAACTACTACCCAACGTCAGTAGTGGGTTTCCGTAATAACCAGGGCGTACCAAATCTCTTTACCTTATCCAGTGGTACTGAGGGTACTGCCAAGCAGCATATTTTGAGCCAAAAGACGATTACATACGGCAACCAGGCCAAACAATATTGGGGCTTTGATGAGATGAATACTGGGGCTAATGCAGTATATGCGAGGTTTGCAGTCATTAACTTCCTCGGTAAGTTGATATTCCCAAGTGCCAATGGTATTAACGCCATTGATACGAAAGCACAGATACAGAATATGTTGTCTAACTCAGTTATTAGCCCTCAGATAGCAAAAACCTATGCAACAATTAAAAATGCTTCATTTGATAAGATTGTCGGTACGGCATGGAATACCTACGTCTTTATGACGGTGCCATCACGAGGTTACAACTACAATAATCAGATTATCGTGTACGATTTATCTAACCCAGACTTACCAAAATGGGCAATTTGGGATTTAGCAGCCGATTGGATTGGCACCATATCACCACCGAACCAAGCGAGTTTTCTTTATATCAGGCAAGGCAATGAGATATTCAAGCTTGCTGAGGGGCATGTTGCCGAAGATGAGGATAGTGGTGGTTTAGCTCTCCCATTCCCTACTGAGGTAACTGGCTCATTGATACCATTTTCTACTGGCAGAAACAGCTATTGGGCTATCAACCAGGTTGTGTTTTACGTTGCTGAGTGGATAGGTACAGTATACTGTGAAGTTACCTATATCAACCAAAAAGGCAAGCGTAAGACAAAAACTAAGCCATTCACTAACGGTACGGCAGCTCGCAATTTGTTGGCTGGTTGGAGCAACCCACGTTTGATGTATCGGTCATCAAATAACAGAGTGCTCGGTTGGGGCAAGCAACTAGCAGTACCAGCAGATGTTGTTGGTTCATCAAAGATAACAAAGAGGCTACGAGTTAAGTTGCCAAACCCAGTCACAAACGAAGTAAACTACCGTTTGTACACGAATATGGAAAACACCTCAGTCGATTTAGTTAATGTTTCCTACGAGGGTATCAATGTAGGGGTAATAGGTGATATTATTTAAGTAAGGATAAAAACAATGGATGTAACACAATATATTGCAGAATGGAAAAAATCGTCAGAGTTTGTGCGTGGTTATACCCATGATTTCCGTGAACTAGATACCATTGGTAACGCCCAATACCCTAAAAGTAGCGGCAAAAAGGTCAATGTTGGCGACACGACTATCGCTGGTGCCATTAGACAAATGATGCGACGTGCTGTTAAGAAACTGCCTGTTATCTCAGCTGCTATTAACGGCTCCAAAAAGACCGAACAGGCACTTATCTGTAAGTTTATCGTTAATGACAATATTTTGAACCCTACGACATTTGGTAAAGGGTTTATAAATAGCGTAAGGCTTGGTGGCCGTGGCGCAATAACCAGAGGTTTCAACGCTTTTCAGGTTAAGGCTACCAAGCTTTATGGACAATTCGGCATCACCCCATCACTTATCCACTTCTCAGACCTCGGCATTGAGGGTGGTATACAGGATGCTAATTTATCAAACTTCCACTATGTAAAAACTAACTTCACGCCAACAAAACTAGAGAAAATCTATAAGCGTGAAAAGAAAAACATTAATACTACTTGGGATATTAAAGCCGTAAAAGCCTTGCTTGACGCTGGCCCTGACGGTTCAGGTCAGTCAGAATACGATGAATGGCTGATACCAAGCCAAAGTGGTAGTGATACAAGTTCTGAAACATTTACCCTCATCACTCGCTATAGTGCTGACCCAGAAGATGATATCGTGACATTCAGCCCAAGCTTGAAAAAAGCACTCCGAGGAGTCCCTAACCGTTCAAAGTTTGGTTTCCCTCGTGTGCTATTCCTTGTTATCGACCCTGCCGAGCTTTCACCACTCGGTGACAGCCGTGTTCGTCTTGCCTCCCCTAACCAGAACCTCGCTATGGCTTTACGCCAGAACGTAGCTACTACCTGGCTGTATAACAGCGACCCTGCCGTACTTCAAACTGGGGCATTTACAAGTGCTACTGGCCTAAAACCAGGTGCACGATTAGCCTCACTCGACAACCAAGCCAACATCAAACTACTTAACCTCGATACCACCACCGCACAACAGTACTCACAAATTAGCCAAGAGATTAGCGGCCAGATACTCAACATGCTTGGGTATAACCCAAGTGCTAACCTCGGTGCTATCGGTGAGTCTAAGACTGGCGTTGGGGCACAGACACAGCGCATGGCTATAGATGAGTCTAGCCAAGAAATTACTGGGATTATTGAGGACTTTATCAAAATGTACATATTGTCTGCTCTCGACCTTTTCCTATCTGAGCAGGATGGTGAGGGCATATTGTATGTTGATGACGATACTCGTGACGCTATTATGAAAATTAACCCAGAGCGGTTCCCTGATCCTGCTAACCCAAATGCGCTCGGTGTCAACTGGGATGAGTTATATGACTATATTCAGAAGATTGACATTACCGTTGATACGACCATTAGCAAAGACGAGTTCACTGACGAGAAACGCAAAGACTTACAAGACGCTTTGGTAGTTATGAAACAGACAGGTGACCCGAACGACCCTAATGCTAGGGCAAGAGCTAGTGCTGTTGAAGATGAGTTACTAGACGAAATGCTACCAGAGATGCCAGACATTGAACCGCAGCCAGCTATGCCGCAGCCAGAACAAATGATGGCTCCACAGCAAATGATGTAATTATAGCTACAATCTATTTACATACTCTACCATAAACCGTATGATACGGTTATGAGTATAGTAGATTTAGATTATGTGAGTAGTAGCAACAATGATAATCAGGTGCAAGACCCTGCTAGTGTTATTGTGCTAAAAAGAAATATTGAGTATATAAGCAAGCTAATTAAGCGTCATAATTCATTTGATGCTATAGACCATAACAGTAAGCTCAGTTATGAACAACAAGTCCAGGTAAATATACAACTGGTGGTATATCTACGACAAATTAAGAACGATTTAAGCAAAGAATTAGAGGGTGTTATACATGGATAGCGATGATATAGACGTTATGTTTGATGAAGATAAGGATATTGACGTTGAGCAAGAAGCTCCCAAAGAGCCAGAAGTTAAGACACCTGAGCAGGAAGATACGCCTGAGCAACCAGAGCCAGTTGTGCCAGAGCAGCCAAATGAACCTACTCCCCCACAAGAACCAGAGCAGCCAAAGCCATTGACGGCTGATGAAGTACGGTCAATCATATCTGATTTACGCAACCAAGAGCGTGATAGTGGTAAAGAGCTAGAGGTTATGGAAAAGGAAGTCATTGAGGCGTACTATCCACAAGGGTTATCTAACACGCTCGTTGACGAGAAAACTGGTCAAGAAATCAAAACACCACAAGATGTAGTTGAGCTATCTGGTGGTGAAATGACTGTCGAGCAAGCTACTCAGTGGCTTATGAACGAGCAGTACAAGCTTGACCGTAAAATTGATGAGGTTAAACAGTCAGCTCGTGAATTGGCTGAAACTAATTCTAATTTCAAGACTGGTGTGGAAAGGGTGGTGGACAAATACAAAGATGTATTTGGGGCTTTTCCACAACTACAAGGCAAAGTGTATAAGAACTACATGAAAACAGTTCGCATGGACAACGAAAAAGACCTTGTACTAGCTGCCCCAGATATTGAAGAATACTACGGTGACTTCATGGAGCCATACCTGTTAGCATTTAATGCCAAACAATCAAGCCAACCAGCCCCAGCTCAACCAACTGCCCCAGCTCAACATATACCAGAAAGCAAGCAAACCGCTACTGACCGTATGGACATAAGTGGTGATGGTGGTGGCAGCGACAGTGTCAACGAAAATGACCCAGAAGAAACATTAAGTAAATTATTCGGAGAATGAAATGAAAGATAATACAGTTGCAATAGATTGGTTTAACATTAAAAGCGGTGAGAAAATAAAGACTGCTCGACCAGCACAAATAAAAGCCCTTATTGAGAGTAGTGATCTCGGTGTAAATCGTCAGAGTGACAAGGGTTGGAGGCTTGGTGCTGAGTGGGTTAAAAAGCTTAATCGTGGTAGACAAGACCGAGCCTTGATAGCTAGTTTAGGTAAAATGTCGGGTGGCGAAGTGACTGACACGCAGCTACTTGTGGCTATATTTAGCCAAGAGTCACAAATGCAGTCACAACTTGACGCACATGAAGATGATGCACCATTCGAGCAAGAATATCTTGAAAGTATAAGGCCTAAAAGTAATAAGTAGTTTCTAGGTTATCGAAAGATAACTCTAATGGGGCAACTTCCTGGGTACCACTGTTAATAAGGAAGTTGCCCTTTTTGTCGAAGTAATAATGTATGGCGGTGAACATATATCTAATCGCATCGGCAGCGTGGCTTTCACTTTTATGGTCAGCACCAATGTAATCCCCCGTATCAGGGTTATATTTACGGCGGTAGATAGGCAGTTTCCTGATAAGCTCTACAGTTGTGCCAGCATTGACCAAAGCATTTGGTAATCGTTCCATAACCCTATCAATACCAATACCAACACCCTCTCGCTTGAGTGTACTAGCGTTGAATATGCCTGTACGGTGGAGGTAGTCTAAACGACTGACATTATCATTCATGCTATGGACAGCCCCGTCATGTGGCAAGAAATGCCAGCCATAGTTATATGGTTTCGTTTTTAGAAATGGTACCACGCTGTTAAGAGCAAAGTTATGGGTTTCCATAAAGTCAATTATTGTTACTACACCGTTAATTACTTGGAAAAATACAATAGCCATAGCATCAGACCTACCTAAATCCCATGCCGTATACACAGGATACCCCCTGTGGTAAGGGTGGTTTCCTATCGCACCGTTCTGCTTTAATTGGCTAATGATATGGCCATAGTAGCTGGTGGCACTTGCTTGCCCCCAGTCAAGTAGCATCTCCTGGCGGAACTTGAAGTCATTACCGTTACGCAGAATATATCCCTGGCGGCTTTCTTCTAGCTGTTCAGCGGTCATATAGTGGGTTGCGTCAATATAGCAGGTGTATTTTGTGCCTGTCTTATCGGCTTTAAATGACTCGTGCATACGGTGCATCGTTTCACCGTTGATACCGTCAATCTTCGGGGTACCAGTGTAAATACGTTTACCGTAGTTTGCTTCTGTGATAGGGGCAACCACGTTGACCGCCTCAATGTTTTGGTCGGCAAACTCGTCAAACCAATAAATCTTGCCATTAGCCCCACGCAAGGCTTCGTAGTTTGTTGCGCCAATCACCCTAAATATTGAGCCATTGATAATGGTTTGTCGCATATCATCGGGTGAGTTAGATTGCCCACCAGTTGATAGTAATGGTTGTGGCATGTGGTGGAGTGTCCGAAACCCATCATCTTCAATGTTCGTCCAGAAGTTATCGAACCCCATTTTAGCAGTAGGGTAGACACCGACTGCTGTTTTTACTTCGCGCACTAAGTCTGGCACAATACATTCGCTGTAGGTAGTTGTTGTTTTGGCACCTCGACGGCCTATGACAAGTAACATCTCATTGATTTTAGGGTCGTTGAACGCTGCTACTATTTCTTTTTGATAATCTCGTAAAGGTAGTCTATTGGCGGGCACTTGCATGGTTGTATTGTACCAGAAAAACAAGAATACCCCTTTAGGTGGGGTATTTCTGTGAGTGAGTATATACCCATTTATAAGGTATTGATGTTGGGTTGAGTGTAGATAGTGTTAAGACCAGAGTTGTGATTTTGTTTAATGTACGATACTCAATCTAATATAAGCATAACTGGGAAAAATTACAATGGTTTATTCTAGCTTATGGTATACTAATTATGACAGGAACTAGAAAAAACATTATTAAATCCAAAGGAAAAATATGGCATCATATTACGGTATTCGTACTGCTACATTTCTCGACAAACGCCTCAAGCATGGTTCGACTGTAGCTAAGTACTTGGACGCTAACGGTGTAAACACTGTTGACGCTCAAACGGTTCGTGTTCTTAATATTGATATTGACAGCTCTAGCTTGGGCGTTTATGACGAAACGGCTACAACCCAGACCGTCACCCTCGCTGAGTACGGCAAACAGGAATGGACGCTTGACTACAACTACTTTGTATTCTTGCGTATTCAGGACACTCAGGTTCAAGACACTCCTATCGGTACTCTTGTCAAAGACACCGCAGAAGCATGGATTGACGAAAAGTTTGTTCCTGACTTCGATGAGTATGCGCTGGCTAAGGTCATAGCTGCTCGCCCAAGTGGTAACATTGTTACCTGGGATGGTACTACCCTCACTGGTCTTAACGGCTTGCTACAGAAGTTCTACAACACGATTACTGTTGTTACGAACAATGGCGGTACTGCTGCTCAGAGTATTGCATGGGTTCCTGCTACATTCGCAGACCAAATCCGTGTTCATATCACCACGTTCGATGGTAGCGATAAAGGCTACACGGCTGGTCTTAACGGTCTGATTGGTCAACTCAAGGGCGTTATGGTTATTGAAACTGTTGATGAGTACTTTAGTGCTTACCCAACCGTCAAAGCTGTCATCACTGACAAACGAGCTATTGCTGCTCCTACCCAGAAGATGACACCAAAAAACGGTGGACGCAAGTTCATCAAAGATGTTCCTGGCTTCGGTGGTTCAGAATTACAGCTCCGCGCTCGCGGTGGTGTGTTCATTCTTGACCGCAAGAAGTTTGCAATCGCAACGCTTCAAAGCTCTAACTCCTAATTACTAGGCGTTAGATAACCACAAGGGGAGTACCAAATACTCCCCTTTGTTGTTATAATTAAACGTATGCCAAGCATAACACTCATAAAAGGTTCAGACGGCACAGGCAACGCCGCTGCACCAATCATCCAAGCAGTTCGTTCGCCACTCGCACCAACCATAATAGTAAACACAGTAGCAAAATTACCTAGTTCATTTATGGGTACGATGGGTACCCCCCACACTTTCGTGGACCCTGTTACTTCGGAAGAAATAACTGTAATATCAGAGGCTACCGCAGTAGACTTCACAGGCCATGTCGATGGCACCAACATTGAGATAGACGCAATAGCACCAGGCTACACTGACTTAGGTAATGCTGTCGGTGACATTATCGTTATCAAGCCAACGACTGACTGGGCTAACAACTTGGCTGATGTCTTGGCTGTGGCGCATAGTGATTCAGGTGCCATCACCACCGACACCATCGCCGAAAAAACCGCAGCTGCCGGTGTGACTGTCGATGGGATGAAAATCAAGGACAGCTACGTTGTTGGCAGTGCCACTAGCGGTATAAATAACGCAAGCTTGAGTACTGCGGCCGGTGAATTGGGAAGCGCCTGGACAGCATGGACACCAACCTTCACTAACAGTGGTGGTTCTTGTACGGTGAATCTTACCTACGCCAAATGGAGGAGGGTTGGCAAAATAATCCACTGGGCCGTACAGTGCAACGTCACAGCCGCCTCTGCACCTGGCACTCTCTCATTCACCGTGCCGGTAAATAGTGCCACGGCAAACCAGGCGGCTGGTGGCGGGCGTGAAGATAGTGCCACGGGTAAGTTTGCGGTTGCACTATTCAAAGGTTCGGCAACGGCAATCAGCGTATATTTTTACGATAATACAGGCTCGGCTTGTACGGTCGGGTATATGCACATTACAGGTGGCCAATACGAAGGTGTATAAACCAATGACACACACACTAACCACACTAGCCATAGCCGACCCTGACACTAACCTAGCCTTGATAGCTATTTTAGGTACTGTGGTTGCGTCTCTTTTTGCTCTACTCAACTACCTGCTCAAACGAAGCGACAAGACTATCCAGGCCAATACGAACGCAGGGACAAAACAGGCCGATGCAACTCTTGAACTATCCAAAGCTGTTGCGAGCCTCAACATTTCGATTGTCGAGCGTGACGCGCAGGACAGGGCTTTTCACACAGAAGTGATGAGGCAGTTTGAAACTATCGGCGAAAACTTCGTTTCTCTGTCAGGGAAGGCAGACCGCAACTTTAACGCTATAACGGCCAAGATAGTCAACGTCGATACGATGAACGTTAAAAACGAGAACGTCGAAAAGAAGAACACCTGATGATACAGCTTCGCCAACCGAACCTCGACCCGACTATCTGGTATTACAACCCCGATACGAGGCGAATGGAAATATTACAGGACTGGCTCGGTTGGTGTCTGGCGTATGTAGAGGTCGCGTTTGATACAGACCGAACAAGTGATAGCGCCTGGGATGAATGGAACCGCATCAGCCACCGCCATGAAGATAGGAACCTACCATTGGGCGTGTATGTGCCAATCTGGTTTAGTCACTGGGGTACCTACAACGGCGTTTATAAGAACTGGGGGCATGTCGCCTTCTATAAGGACGGTCACGTCTGGTCAAGCCCTATCAGCCACAAGCCATACGCCGATGAATGGAACTCGATTGAGGAAGTCGAGCAAAAATATCGCTGTAGTTATGTAGGTTGGTCAGAAGATATTGGCAACGTAAAAGTAATAAGGGAGGACGAAATGGTACAAGATACAGACAACGAATACGGACGATGGCGCAAAGCCTTTTACCAAATTAGAGGGCGTGACGCTAACCGCCAAGAGTTTAACAATGCCGCAGTAGGTAGAACATGGCTCAACGCGCTTGAAATCCTATCAGACGACCCCGAAGCAGACAGCTCGACCAACAATCAAGAAGTTGGCAAGGTTGCGGTACAGGACAATTGGCAGGGTCAAATCTATGACCTACAGAATAAGAACACAGAACTGGGCAAAGCCATAATAATAAAAGACAATGAGATTAAGAAGCTCACAGCGCAACTAGCTGTGCAATCAAACGACACCGAGCTACTTAATGGGTTTGGTGTATGGGCGGTAAAAATTATAACCCGAATAGGGTTGAAAGGCTAAAATGAACCCATCATCAAAAGTACGCGCAATTGTCTATATACTAGGCGTGTTCGTTAACGCATTTTTCGGAGTGTTGGCAACCGCAGGGATGGAACTATCAATCTGGGTAGTCGCTGGGCTTGCAGGGTTTAACGCCATCGTGGCATTCATGGCTCAAGCAAACGTAACACCTGAGAAATAAAATGCGTATAAAACTCAACGGTGAGAAACTAGACACTTCGGCGGAGAACACCACACTTTATAACTTCGCAGGGAAACTATCAATGTATAATTACGTCTACATTGATGGGGAGAAGGCTTACGCTAGAGTATTCGAGAGAAGTTCAAACCACGAGCTGTACGAGCGCCTTGCCCAAGAAGCCCTTGATGGCAAATACCCAGTCCACCAGAACCTGGCAAGCGTGCTCGTTGACGATCGCAAAGCTTATGAGAATATAGCCCTGGGTGATGTACGGAGAATGCCAAACCATGTGCCCGTCGAATGGCAGAAAGCCTACTAAGTGGAAAGCTGGCACGAAGCGCAGAACACCCGCATAAGCCACTTAGCCGAGGAAATGGCGCGGTTGTTCACTTCGGGCCATCTAGCCGAGCAGACGCTACGATATGAGGCAACGCGTAAGGAATACTTACGAGCTGAGTTGGTCAAGGGCTGGCATGATAGAGGGTTCGTCCCCCCGCCTGAGCATGTCGTCGGGTGACCGTATGCTGCTCGTTGGTAATTTCAGTAATTTTTGTCTGATATTCTCGATGATTTTCTCATCATACGGTATATCAATAATCGTGAGTTGTTGTTCGTACTCAGGGTTAAAGGCTAGTAGTTTAGCGTTTTTAAGCTCACAAATAACTAACCCAAAGTAAATCTGTACTTGGAACTTGAGTGGTATCTCACCCCTTACCAATGCTTCGTGTGCCTCACCATTTAGACATTTCACCTCAATAAGCGTGTCGCCGTGTATACCATCTGGACTATAGCCAGCATTAGGGTAATCGGTGTTTGTCACAAATCCCAGTGTCATAATGTCGATACCACCACTGGCTACGGTGTATTCTCTAATGGCTACATGCTCTAATAGCTTGCCACGCTTCGTCCATTTGTTGCCAGCAAAGGTATTCCATTCTGGTAACGGTCTATTTTGCAATAGATTTGTGGCAGTTGAGCCTGTCCATAAACCGTCATGGAGCTTATGCCACGCTTCATCACCCTGCTCAACATCATGTATAACTATCATTATATGTTACCTACATGCCAACAATTACAGGTCTTACACTTATATGGCACAGGTGACGAATCGGGATATTTCAGGTGGCGTTTCATATATCGAGCCTCTTTTTTAGCTTGCGCGTAATTTGATTTCTTCTTACCAGTTACACATTTATCTGGTGTCATAGCATATCCTCAATCTCTTTTTTTATCTGTTCACTATTTTCTGGGTAAACGGCTCTGGCATACCACATACCGTCTAACCGCTTTAGTTGAGCCTTTTGGAGTGGCTGAAACCGTTCTTTGGCCGACTTCTTGAACTCAAGCATAGCCCAGCCACCACCAGGCATTAAAACGGTGCGGTCTGGTGTCCCAACAGGCACGCCGGCACTCGCATTATTTTTTATTATGAAGCACCCATTACGTTTTAACCAAGTGCAAAACTCACCCTCAAAGTCGCTTTCTTTACTCATTCTTCTAACCCCTTTGTTAGTATTTCTAACCCCTTTTGATTATTGGCAAACCCTCTAATCCATGCTGTTGTCATCAGTTTATTCTCGGCTATGTAATAGCCATTAGCGTCTTTTGTTGCTCCTGCTGGTGCAATCAGTGGTACTGGGTCGTCAACATAGACATCATCACCACCAAGTAGTGCGATTGTGCGAGTAAGCTTACCGTCAATTTGGTCAAATACCAGCTCGATAGCTTTGAACTTGCCATTCCTGACGTTTTTCAGTAGGTTTGCGACAATAACATGTTTGACTTGTGGCATTTTGCCATTCTCAATGTTGATAGTTTTACCCTCATCAACTGCTATTTTGACTTTCAGTATAGCTGGTACGATTCCTTGTGGCATACCACGCATTTCTCGTAAGGTTTCCCGCAGTTTCGCAGTTGCAGGGTCATAAGTGGTAGTCTTATCATCAGAAACGGCACTGGCAGCCTCTAGTTGCTTTGTATCACTTTGCTCGATTTCTTTTGCGTTCGTGTAGCGAATGTAGAACTTTGGTACTTTAATCTGTACTGGCGTTTCGAGCATATCGTCAATACGGTCAAATGACATCTTGATAGCTGATATATCATCTGTATCAGTGCATACTCTAATGAGAGATATGAGGGTACTGTCGTCAATTGATTGGCTATCCCCTTTTTCTATCTCGACAAACTCATCCCACGGGTAGTGGATATAGCTTTCAAAGCTTTCTTTTAATGTCATGGCAGCAAATCCAATAAGCTGTTAAGTGTCGTATCAGTGGTACTAGCCATTTCAAGCTCTATTTTGGAATCTGCTTTTTGGAACATGCCCCATCGTCCTAATTGTGTAGGCAACTCTAATAGTTCTTTAGGGTCATGGTCTTTTAGGACGTAACGATTAGTTGGTCTATTATCAATGCCTTTGAATATTTTACGTTCAAAGCCAAATGTTTTAGCAGCATGAGCGATAGATTTCTTGCCAAGAGCAGTATAGCTTCGCTCATCACACCATTTCCAATAGTCTTTCGTCAGGTCAGTGAAGTTAGTGAAGCCCCATATCTCACTTTTAACCAGTTCCTCGAAATAGGTTTCAGCCGTGTTGACTTCCTCATCGTAATCCTCTTTGGCCTTGAGAGTTTGCTCACTGAAATCATAGTCATATTTATTATTGGCTAGTATTTTAGTCATTCGTAGTATCTCGCCGAGTAAATCTGACAAAAAGTTATCATTGTTAAACAATCGCTCATCGAACGTATTGTCCTGTGGGAAACTCGCATTGAACGGTATGGTAAATGTCCTGCGCCTGACACCTTGAGTTTTATCAGCGAAAGTCGGTATGTTGTTGGCGTTAAATATCGTGTGGACGTTGCCATCGACTATTACGCCATCCTGACTATTGAACTTATGAACATTAAACGTGGAGTGTTCAGCTAAGTTTTTATAGCCACCAGTGTCTTTGATATGGCCGTCATTACTCTCAAGACAGATATTGCCAAGCTTACCGTTGATGACCGGCATATCACGCTCATCTTCAATCTGCTTGACTGTGAGCTGGCTGAACCAGCGGTTGTTAGTATATGGGGCAGTTGACCCAAATATTGCATATAGGGCTTTCAGAACGGTTGACTTTCCATTCGCACCACGACCCAGAAACCAGAACACGCCAAAGGGTTTCTTATACATGAATACAGGGGCGATAGCTTTGATTATATCGTCTGCTAGGTCTTTGTCCCCAAGCGTTACTTGCTCTAACCATTCACGGTGAGAGTTACCGTCAGTTGGGCTTACCGCTGTGGCATAGATACAATCCTCAGGTGAGATAGCATCCGTAAACTTGAGCTTTTTCATATCCCATACCTGGCCATCAGCCATAGCTATTAGGTGAGCATATTTTGTTAAATCCTCTGAGTTAGTGAAAAAATAATGTTGCAAATCTTTAATCTGGGTGTTTCTTACCCCTGCTCCCAAAACGGCATAGCATATACGAGAGAACTCATCAGATGATAATATCTCCCACCCATTGTTGGCATATAACACCGCACCTCTGAAACGAACTATCCTGTGACGAGTATTAACTTTCGCCACTTGTTCCTGCTTGAGATTCATTTTACCCTCAACTGTTGATATTTCGTCTTTAGCCATTAGTACCCCCATTGTGGCTTATGTTTTATTATTTGTCTACTAACTATTTCGGCGCAATAATTCTGCTCGACCAATTAGCTCAAAGTTCTCTATTCTCATATCATCGACATTACCATTTTTTAGCCAAAGCACCATCCCATTTGGTCTATCCTGTTGGTTCTCAATCTCCCATAAATACCATTTGTATGAGTTGTGAGGCTTGCGATTGCCATGCCAGTCAATATTGATAGTCCAATTTACTTCCTTGTAACCATTTTTACGCAATCGTTCGGTACGCACAACCGTACCCTCTGGTTTAGCGGTATGTGGTAACTGCCCTTTCTTGAATGTAGTAGACAAGACTTTTTCTTGAGAGCCTTTTGGTAGCCACTCATCCCAATGCTTCTCTTTGTTGAATGGTGTTTGACCCTTTTTGAACTCAGTCATAGGAGAGGCACGTTTTCCTTTTCTAAATTGGCCTTGATTTGGCACAACTCTATATAACGAGCCATCTCTATTCAGTAGTTCGCCCCTCTCATTACGTTTATGTTTACCTAATTTTGTACCTTTAGGAAACCCCATCTAATCTTCCCCTGTCATATCTATTATTGGTGCGTTAGCTATTTCTTGCCATGTTATTATCCCTGCGGCCACAGCACACTCTATGTCGAATAGTGGGTCAGTCATGACTTTGCCTCACGCACAAGCCGCTCCACTTCATCGTTGGGGGTGTAGTTGGCAGTAACGTACTTCACGATATTCGAAATTCTTTCTACTTCACTGAACATTCCGCGACCACCACATCTTCTTACGGCTAGTGAAACGGTTCGCTCTAGCTCACTCTGGTTATCCGATGTTAAATCTTGTTTCGGTGGATTGTTAAATGTTTCTTCGCTTTCATCGGGGGTAGATGTTAAATGTTTCTTTTCGTCCGTTAAATCTTTTGGCGTGTAGTTGGCGGTGATAAAGGCTAGTATTTCTTTATCATCTAACGATTCTTTAGGTTTGAGTTGCAAGGTAGTGCCCAGCACTACAGATTCCGACCAGGTGCGATACTTATTTAACTGCGTTCTTAGCTCACTCTGGTTGTGTGTGTCAGGGCTGGTCATTTGAACCTCCCATCTAGGACTGACTCATATCTATCGACTTTAGCTTGTATCTTCAGACGATGCTCTACTTCATCCTTGTGTAATTTCCGGAGTATAGCCTCTTTTGCAGCCGCTACTTCGTCCTGATCGGCATAAGGACTGTTTAGTACATGTTTGAGTTTCTGTTCAGCCATTTGTCGTCTTGCCCATTCTGGCCAAATACTCATCACTTTTGCTCCTTCCCGCTGGCTTTAAGCGTGGATATATTAACCGCCTTAACATGTTCAGGCGACGTGTTAACATTTTCGGGTTTCTTTGATATATCATTGAGCTGTGTCATTTTGAGACTCCTCACATTTATCAATGACTCGTAATAAAAGACGGCATATAGAACATTGTGCTGGATTTCCATCGTAGCAATCTACCTGTCCCTCCCAATTACAGGCATAACAGAAACCACAAGGGTTTGCTTGAATATCATCTTTTGTCATAATATCCATTTGTTCAGAGGCTTTACTCATTTCACATCTCCATTCATTAGTAGGGTTATAACTGATACAGGAACAGCGTCTATTGGTTCACCCTCAGAGTCATCGTAAGCAAGCCATTGTCTTCCTTCCAGCACCTTCTCCCCGAAGGCTTGGACTGCTTTCTTCTTCTCGGTTTCAATCAGTTTTGACATTGAAGAATGGAATGTACCGTAATTCACAGCACCGTACATACCATGCCGCATATCCTCAACCGTGAGGGCTCCTTGGACAGCGGCAAATAGCAGTAATTCATCTATCTTTTTGTCTAGCTCATCTCCTTTATCTGTGGGAGGCAGGGTGGTCATAGATAGCTCCTCCAACACTTAACGCACGTTCCTGGGATAGTACTGCCATACCATGCCCGCTCCCTGATATGAAAACCTATCCTGCACCAAAAGTCTCGTTTGCCATATCTTCGCCTTGCTTCTTCTTTGTGCTTCAACTCATCGTTTACCCGCAGAAGCTCTGGGGATACGTCAATACCCCTATTGTTCTGTCGTTCTATAAACCCATCAAAGAAAGTGTATGGGGTAGATGCTAAATATTTAGGGTCTGGTTGGCTCACTATAATTACTCCTCTTTAGGTTGGTTGAGTTGGGCTTTGAGATCTGCTTTTGCATGTTCAATGATATGCTCAAGTCCTAGATAGCCAGACTCTTTGCTCGGTGTTTTATAAACTACATACACTCTGTCGAGCACCTCGATTTGTGCCTCAACTATCATCTGCTCGATTTGAGCTTTGACTCCATCGGTTCCAGCTTGAGTGTGGTCTGTCCTGGCTTGTAGTATTAAGTCGTCTATACGTTCTGATTGATTCATAGTTGCCCTTCTTGGTTAGGTTGGTCTAATTCATCACGCAGAGCCAACACAAGGCGGTACACCTCCCGAGCCTCGTCCAGTGTCCGTAGCTCGCCCGTGTGGTACTCATGCCCTAGTCGGTGGTTAAGGTAGGCATAGATTTGCCCCCGTTTGATCTGCTTGCTCCGCCACAATGGGTCAAGTAGAGCGTGTATCTTCTTACGGGCGTCAAGTAGCTGTGGGGTGGCAATACAGCCGAGCGGCTTAGTCGGGGTCTTGGTCTTGTGGTGACAGCCTACATAATTACCGCAAGTATCGCACTTCCAGAATGGTATCGCAAACAAGTCGGGGCGGTGCGGGTAGCGTTCTTCGCCATTCGTCAGGCGGGCTTCCACGTCAGTCTCGCAACCCGTACAGTATATGTTCACAGCGTGTTCTCTTTGTCAGGTTGGTTGAGTTGGGCGATCCCGCCGTCTATATAGCCTTTTTGGTAGGCCTCAGTCTCCCTGTCATGGGTGTAGGCGGTGATGAGTTTACACATTTCTACATGTGCCACTGCAATCTTGCTAAGTTCATCGGGTTCTAGCATATCCCAGCTTCTCCCATACACAGCAAATGGCAGTATATCTTTCATGATGACAGATACTTCTCTCAGCTCATCCACATCACTGACAATCGGGGTGGGGGTTTTGGGTGTATTTGGAGTGTCTTTGCCAACATCTTCCCCGCAAAAGATGCAAACCCCTGCATGGTTTGGCTCATGTACTGTGTGGCTCATTGTTTTGGTTCCTCCTTAGGCACTATTACCTCTGGGTCAAGTCCGACATATTCAAGCATGTACCCCATGTCAAAAACAATATAACCGTCACCTATTTTTGCCTCAATACCACCATCATCAAACACGCTTGCATGGTCTTCCCACAGTTTTAGAAAATCCTCAACTTGAAACCAATACAAGAATATGATTAGTTCATCGTTATCGTTTTTGTCTTTAATCCAGCGGTGTTCTGGTTCAAGCTCTTGCAGATACTTGTAGAACTCTAAGTTGCTATCTAATGCGCTCACAGCTCTTCCTCCTTCTTACTTTGTTCCAGCACTACAGGGTGTGCGGAAATACCCAATTCATCATCAAGACGTATTGCTTTAATTATTTCATTTGGGTCAGTTACCCAACCGTCTAGTGGGATAATTATTGATGGTCGTGGATAGCTTTGACCGCTCAATCGCATTAGATAGCACTTAATTCTGACCATAGGGCTTTTTATGCCCCATCCTCCAATTCTTGCTATACACCCGAACTCTTTTGCAATTTGTCTGCGTGTACGTGGTGATTTCTCACTACTCTTATGGGTAAGGTGAAACTCACATACGGCAGCATTAGTTACCTTATGGTCACAATCATCACAAATACATTTGCTCATTTCTTCTTCTCTCTTTCCAGCACTATCTGTGCCAATATCCTCTTTGCGTGTTCCGATGGGGTTGGGTCGTAGTTACCACCTGCTAGTTTCTCTAGGGGGTTCATGCTGTACCATCCGCACTACATCCATGACTGATTACTGTGCAACCAGGTTCGCCATTCACTTCAACAGCATCCTCACGCTCATCACAATAGTTTGTCCAGTCAACACATGCTTGGCAGGGTGGGTTAATGTGGCATGAGCAGTTAGGAGCGCCAAAGCCAGTGTGTGTGGCTCTCGCATCGTAATTATCTTTTCGGGCTTGAACGAATATAGGATGCTCACCGAACTTATCAACGATTACCTCAATCTCTTTTAGCTCATCTGAGGATAGCTCATTTTTATTTAGGAGAGTTTTGTATCTAGACAATTTCTCTTGACCATCAATTTTGTACTCAGTTATGCTCATACTATCTTCCTTCCTGCTAGGGTTTCTATTGGGTGGGTCATAGTCGAGCCTTTTTAATTGCAGCCTTTAGGGTAGCTGGTGCTTTATGGACTGAGCTTTTACTTGCTCGCGTGTTAAAATGTCCGAACGTGATTAGCACAGTATCAGCGCCGTACCAGGCGTCTTCTCCTATTTCTGCTAACTCTATGCTAGAACGGCTAGTGCCACCATCGTAAAGGATTACTATCTCACCTTTTTTGAATGTTCTCGTATCTCTCATATCGTTTCACTCCTATAACTAAGTTGTTTTATGGGTTGGTGGTCCGGGGCTCCGGTGGTGGCTGAGAGTGCTTGTGGCGGGGCTTGGTTGGACCCTG